TTGTCTAACAAATTCTGCATATAATTCGTTGCCTAGTGACGAAAAGACGGGGTAGATGTACTGTTTCCCTTTTTTTACGATAAAAAACCGTAATGGTTTTCCAAATACGTATAGCGTGTCTGCACTAAGAATCGCGCATATAATCCGTAACGTTATTTTTGGGATACTAGCCATCTGCGTACCAACACCATATATGTAACATGGTCCTATATTCCCACATTTCCCTTGGTGATGGACAGTCATTTAACAATCCTTCGACTAAATCTTTTTGAATAACCCATAGTCTGTGTGGGGATAGTCGTTGTGATAGTTTTAGTTGGCTTATTGAATCTGGTGTTGGGAAAATTAGGCTTTGGTGGTAATACCCCAGCATAAACGATAGTTCTTCAAGACCTTGCCTAATCGGTAGCATTGTACAATTCCCAAAGCATATTTAGGTCCGTATAGGATAGCTGGTTTATGAAAGAAGCTTGTTTTTCATCATGTATTCCGTGTCTACCCATTACAACATTGGACCAGGTTAATTTGTGTTGCTCAATTCTTTTTTTAACTATACGGACATGGTATTTGCACCAGCGGCGGCATATCAATCCTGTTTCCTCGTGCATTATCATTTGGCATGCGTAGGAGATATCATGCATAGTGCATACCTGCAAAGATAACATCAGATACAGGGGAAAAGAATATCGGCATTATGTTGTTTTTCAGTACAACAGCGTTTTTGGTAAACATAACGTCATCGAGCAGGATGTTTTTTGCTATTATCTCACTGTGGCACACGTTAATATGTATTCTAGATACGCTTATTAATGAAGCTACCTTGGCCGCGTGAAAGATATCATTCTTCATTGAGATAGAACACGAAAGCTAAATCAAGGATAATGTTTCCAAAAACGATAATCCGTGCGTCGGTTAAGTCATTCTCCTCGAAATTTATATCATGGTTGTCTGGTAGGGATTTTGCCGCATATCTTTGGGCTTTGACCATGGTTGAATTTTCTAGGCAGTAGCCGGCGTGTTCACTGGATAATGTAACCGCCGCCATTTTTATGTCTGGTTTAGTCATTTTTGATTTTCCAAAGAACTAATAAGTCGATTAAATAGTCGCTGGTTTTAAAACCTGTAATACCTGCTTTGGTTATGTACACCGGTCTTTTTAGTGGTTTTACTGAAATGTTAACCGCATGACGAAACCGTGGTGTGATGTTTAAGAATGGCAATTCGAGGATTATATCTGCCCAGAGGATGTCATACTTAAGTTCGGGTGTAGTTATCGGAGTTTGCATCGCCATGGTATATTTTTTTCTTCATAAATAAAGACAACAAACAGGTCTACCGCCCATTGGTGTAGTTCGCGTATTCGGTTACCTTTCTTTAGATAAAGACCGTTGTATTTTGATAACCTTAAAAAACACCCTTCTAAGAGTAGCTGTCTTATTCGGTTTAGTTTTATTTCTGTGTATTCCTGTATTTTTTCTAGGTCATCTAACAGATTTTTATCGTCAAGTACTATGCTCGCCCAAAGCACGTCATAGCGGGGTAATTTTAGTTGGTCTGACATGGTGTACCTACAAATCTTCTGCGTACTTATACCATAAGAAATAAAGGTCGGCGAAAAAGGCTGCGAAGACTATTTGTTTTTTGCAAAGCATGCCGTTGGCTGTAATTAGGTATTCGCTTTTCGGTTTGCCAAGCGCTATTTCTTTCATAGTCAATTTTTCGTATGCGCGTTTGTCTTGGCCAAGTAAATTGTAGAACGCATGGCCTTCTATTATTTTATTAACGAGGCGAATTTCATTGGGTATCATAGATTTCTGTCTGCGTTATGAATTGAATCATTAAGTTTTGAGATAACCAAAACGCATCAAACGCAGTTTCGCTTTGTATTATAAACCGAAGAAGTTCATCTATTCTTTCAGGTCTGCACTGATTTAATATCGTATTCCCATTATAGAGATGGGGGGCTTTTTTATATGTGTGCAGGATGGTAGCAGCGATAATTGTCGAGTTTTCTCTGCTGTACGGTGTACTAGAAATTTTTAGCATGGGATAAGTAACTGTGTTTTAGGAAAAGGTGCGCGAAACTATGTGATTGGTCTTCGAACCAAGCGAGAATGGCCAATACTTCGTTGACATTTTTTAGGCTTGTTTTTCGCGCAATTAAGTCAGCACTAATCATTAGATGAACGTCTATCATATTAATTCATTTAAATAGAATAAGAACGCGATGTGATTTATTCGGTAGCTAAATAATGGTTCGTTAAAGCTGACAATTATCCCGAACTGTCGGTTATAGTCCACTACCAATGAATTAGAGTCTAGGGCTCTTACTATGATTATATCAATTTGTTTTTTGGTTGGTATCATGTAGCTCGCATAGTCGAAGTCTGGGATTCTTTTTAGGCTCAGTACCCTCACCGTCATTTGTGTGTCGTGTCTCATTTAACCAGGCTCTTACTTTAATGCGAAACGATATACGGTCCGGATTGTTGTTGCAATTGCCGTTAGCACTCCGTAACTGATAATGCCTAAAAAGAAATACAGGTTGAATGCTGATTTTGAAGGCAGTATTTCTGGGTCAATGCTAAAGACCACTTCGTTCGCGATGAAGCCTAGGCCAACAAACATAAATAGAACGGTTTGTATAATTGCGAATACTTTAATGCTTTTAATCAACATTTGCATAATAGGTAAACCTTAAGGCTGTGATGATAAATAAAAATACCGGTGTTGGTCTTTCTGACTGTTTGTGGGTATAAGCAAACCAAAAATGGCGGTTAAGGTTAAATGTTAGCTGCTTATGGTCGAGCGCTTTTATTAAGCATTCGTCGATATTTTCGTTCAGTGTGGGTGATGACATGTTTTTTGCTATTTAGTAACCGTAGTACGTCTCTTATTTCCTGGGTATAAGCGGTGTTATTCATGGATTAGCTCGTTGACATACTGAAGCCATAATACCTGCGTTTTGGTTACTATAATGCCATCTGGCACAGGGCGGTGGTGGTCTTTTGGAACTATTAGTCTTTCGCGGCGTAACCAGCGAATTAGGCTTTGGTCTATGCGCCGTATTTCATTAATATTTAATGGAGTAAAAAATAATGAATAGCGAAGGAGGAATGCAACTCGATTTATGTCCCCTGCATTTAGCATGTATTAGTCGTCCATCATTAGAAATAAGCAATATAGGTCGTTTTCAATTATCTGAAAGACATAGCCTATTGTATACCTGGTGGTTATGGCTATGCCACAGCTAGTAGGATGGGTGGATATTCTTAGTATTTCTTGGTCAAGTAAGGCGACGATATCTGAATCAAGGTCTTTGGGTGCATCTACCGGTAATATGAATCCGCGTTGATAGAGGCTTAATACTTCTATTGAAATTTTTATGTCGTTGAATGCCATTGGCTAGTCATCCGCCATTAAGAAGTAGAAAAATAGGTCTTGGGCCAAATCATTAAAAAGAAAGTAGTTGTTTTTATCTCTTTGCAGGCGGAAACAGTAACCGTAAGTTAGCCTGCTTGTTACCAGTTCGATGCTTTTTAGATTTAATATATAGACAATGTCATAAAGCATCTCATTTATCGCCCCCTGATTTATGTCTATTTTTGAGCGATTGGTAAATATCTCTTTTATTATGTGGATGTCAGCAGGTTTCATGGGCAATCGTCATTTAATAAAAAGAAAAACATCAAGTCATAGATTGTTGAGTTAAATAGATACTCTGGTGTTTCATTTGTTTTTTCAAATGAACTTCTGAGATATAACGAAGTTAACGATGCTCCAGGTAGGTTTCTTATGGTTATTTGTTTATAGTTGAGTAACCGTATTACCTGACGGTTTATTTGGTCGTCTATTTTTGGTTTAAAGACTTCCATTTCAGATGCCATGACTTGTATGAAATCGTAAACGCCTTTTTGATTAAGGCACCTGGCTGTGGTTCTTATGTCTGCGTTTAGCAATGAGGGCTACTCGTCGTTCATTAAGAAATAGAAAAATAAGTCATAAACGAAATCATCAAAAAGATATGTGTTGCATTGCTGCTTGTTGGTGCCTATTGCCCAAAAACAATAGCCATAAGTTTCTTTGGTTGGTGTTAGTATCACGTTACCTAGGTTTAGGATACTGACAGTATCTCTGAACATGTCGTCTATTGTTTGTGGTTCTTGGTCCAGGTCTGGGCATGATACAAACAATTCACATGCTATAGATATATCATCGGGTTTCATGGTTTTTCGCTGTTTAGTCGTCGTTCATTAAGAAATAATAGAACACATCAAAGATGGGGTTAGTAAACACATATTTGGTTGACGCTTCGATGTGGGGGTCTTTTTCTTGGATATTTACTCGCATGTAATAGTAGTGAGTGGGATTTCGGTATACTAGTATTAAGGACTCCGCGTAAAGTAAATCTAGGAATTCAGCGTTCATTTGTTCTTTTATGAATTCTATACGCCATGGGTCCGGGTCTAATGGAACTTCATATATCCGGTCGAGCAGGCCGAGGGCTGAGTATACATCAACAGTTAGCATGATTTTTTAAATAACCCTAAGTAAGCAATCGGTTCATAAACTAAGTGACCGTTGCATAATCTGTGCCGAGTGATTTTTTCTATTAGCTCGGGGCCTATGTCTTTTTTTATTTTGCGATGGTCGTCGCTGTGTTTTGGGTTGTTGACGAGTAAAGTAAAAGTCATGGTCATTAAGATTTTGTTATCAGGCGTTCTATACTCGAGGCGTGCTCGGTAATGATAACGCTGTCTGGTTGCTAAGCATAAAAGTTCTCTGAACATTAGTCGTCCGCCATTAAGAAGTAATAAAATAAGTCATAGAGCGGGGTGTCAAATGCATACATTGGGTGACGTAGTTTTTTATCAGGGTCATCAGGGTGTACAACTCTTACCTTTACGAATTCTCCCACGGTAGTACCAATGTTATAAATCATGAGTTTTTTGAAGGTCAATAAATCTATGATGCTGTCATCTAGCTTTTTGGCATATTGCATTTTGTTGTGGTTTTCTATTCTTAGCCAGGAGCCGGTGAACATGAGCTTTGCGGCGTGTATGTCGATTAAATTACCCATAATCAGCTTATCAATCGTCGTTCATTAAGAAATAATAAAATAGGTCAAGCAGCGAGTTGCTAAATGCGAAGACTATACTGCGCTGGTATTCTGATTCGAGATATATCCTTATAGAGTTACTTTCCTGCGGGTCGGGGTATAACACTGCTGAGTCGTAATCTAGTACTCTTAGTATGTTTTGATTGAAATGGCTTATGGTAATTTCAGGGTCAAATGGTCTTTTTGCGTTAAAGAATGGAATATCGTCCCGTAATACTACCCGAGTGGCTTGTAGGTCAGTGTTCATGGTCATTCATTAAGTACTCCATGTAGAGGTCGTGTGTTATTTGTGTGAATACTGCGTTGAGGGAAAAGTAATATTCGCCGTGTGGTGTTATAAAGTGCTTAGCGAGTATTACTTTGCGTTCGCTATAAAACAGGCGGCTGAGTATTCTTATTATATCCTGGTCAAGTTCCCGCAGATTATGTGAGTCTATGGATACTCTGGTAAAATAATCTGGGTTTTGTTTGAATACTTCAAACCACAACAGGGGCATTATATAGGGGCTGTTATCTTTGCGCGGCATCTTTTACCAATTTTTTGTGATATTTGATAAAGTGCTTAACCACATCGCCGTGTTGTTTCCATAGCTTTTGAATCCTTGGGTTATCTGATACATCTTTGGGCTTTGCTTTGAGCCAATAGCTATGTTTTTCTGTCTGACAGCTGATTATGGTGTGCTTATCGGTGATTCTCACTGTATATGGAAATGTGCTTATTATTGTGGGTTCTTCGGATATTTCTAATACGTTTACCCTATCGGTAAAGTCTGGCAGCGTCCCATCGGTTATTCTAGCTCTGCCGAATACTTTAATGTTATATAGCTGGTTTAGTTTTAACATCCATATTCGCGCGTTGCCATAGACCTGGGTTTTTGGCCCGGTTATTTGCGACTCGCCGCGAATTATAGCAGTGTCATATATTCTGGCTGCATTGCGTATGACCGTTTGGTCTGTAACAATGGCTTTGCCAAATACTTCAGCTGAGTCCATAAGCACTGCGTCTTTTGTTACAAACGCTTGGCCATAGGCTTTTGCATTATTCAATATCCAACAATTACCCCGTTGGTCGAGGTTCTTTGTTGTTTCGACATAGCCGCCGACGTCACCAGGTTTTATGACTATGCATGTGCCGTATGGTTGCAGTTTGAATTCTTTTAGAGCGACTATTCGACGTAGTATAGTGCCACATGGCAATACTAATTTATGCGCTTCTCTTTTACTGATGCGATATTTGTTCATTGAAGAGTGCTCCTTGCCATAGGATGTATAAATTCTGCATGCTGGTAAATACCGGGTCTAAGCCTAGTGTGGTTTCTTTAATAAAGAACCAGGTAATATAGAAACTTTGGTGTATTATTTGTTTTGCGTCGAGTGCTTTTATCAAGGTGCGGTCGGCGGCATGTTGATATTGCTTGTTGAATGCCAAACCATGTGCGTTGGAGACAGCGATTGCAGTTCTTATATCACTGTTCATTAAAAAGAGCTCCTTGCCATAGGATATATAAATTCTGCGTTTTAGTGTCGAACACCGGGTGTATTCCGTATCTGCCTTGTTTTATAAATACCCAGCCGAAATAATGGCCTTGGTCTATCACTAATTGTTTTGCGTCGAGTGCTCTTAGCAAGGCGTTGTCGGCTAAGTGCCGCTCGTCGGGTATTAAGTCGCATAGGCGTGTGGCGACGATTGCATTTCTTAGGTCACCGTTCATTGAAAAGAGCTCCTTGCCAGAGGACATATAAATTCCGCGTTTTGGTTTCAAACACGGCGTGGTGTTCCAAGTCGTTGCCGACCTTTACGAGTTTCTCGAATATCCAAAAAATGAAGTGTTTTTTGTCTAGTATTAGTTGTTTTGCGCTAAGGGCGTCAATTAATTCACGGTCGATTTGGGGTTTTTGTAGGTCGTTATCTAATACAGTCAGTTGCTCTAGTTTTAGCACAGCGTACGCGTTTACGGTGTCGTAGGTTAAATCAGCTATTTTCATTGAAGAGTGCACCTTGCCATAGGAAATACAACGTTTGCTTTGCGTAAGTGAACAATGGCGAACGGGAGTGGGTGTTTTTTGATACCCGTTCAAACACCCATAGTTCGTGTTCTGGTTCAATGCTCGTGCTGTGGTTGAGTGCTGATATCAAGTGCCGGTCGATACTTTCTTGTGACAAGTGTTGCGTGTCTAGGGTCATGCTAGGTTGCATCATTAAACAGGCGTTGTTGATATCAGCTGGTATTGTCATGTGTCGTTTATCAGGAATTCGATAAGAAGTGTGTATACGGATGGCAAGGGAATTAGGTTTTCAGCGTTTAATAGTGCTATTAGTTCTTTGTCCAGGTTGCTTAACAAGTAAACGGGGCTAGAGGCGATGTACCTGAAGTAATAAGGTGACGTATTATGGTACTCGAACAAGAGCAGAGCGCGTTTTACTGGGTTATTTTTCATTTTTGTTTTGTGGGTGGTTGCCCAATAACAGCGCGCAGGTCAGCAATCCCATGACTTTTGCTTTCGGCTATTGAGTAAATACGCTCGACATGTGCCGCCAGTGCGTCACGTTCTTTCTCAAGCTCCGCCACGCGCTGTTGGAGTTGTTCGCAACTATTTCTAGCATTAAAGTATGCACTTAGCGCCTCGTCCCATTCTTCTAGTTCTGCTTTTTCATAGCGCAAATCCTCGGCTTCGTGTACAGTTAAATCAAGGCACGCTAACCGCTCTTCAATTTCACAAATTCTTCGCGATACTTCTATTGCCTTATTAGTTAAATCACTCATTTGGATTCTCCTTTTAATAAGTCCAGCACTTCCTCACATACTGATACAATGCCCTCATGGTATCCTTTCGACCAACCACCATGAAAATTGTGACTGTCTGCGCTTGCTTCTTTATACGCTAACGCCTTACTGGTGTTGTGTTTTAGTTTTCTTGATACGAAATCACGCAAACGCTCAATAATCCGCTTCAACTCTGCAATTTGTTCGTTAGTCAATAACTCCATGATTCTAACCTCCCATTTTCTTGAACAAGCTCGATTGTGTCCTCTTCGCAATGTTCGCATCGGTAGATATTGCCTGTATGTGTACCCTCTGAATAACGGGGGCTGTTGTAATTGCAAAAAGTTGTGTCGTGTGGATCTTCTGGTAAATCGTTACCGCAATGTACACATTCCATCACTCACCCCGACACTGTTTAAGCAAATTAAACGCCTTGCTATACGCTGCCGAATCATAACCAGCTTCGGCTAGCTTGGTGGCGGTTGTTCCTGCGGTGGCGAATAAATACCAATCATGCTCGTTGTTGGGGTTCCACGGGTAGTATGTTTCGTTACTCATGATACAACCGTCTGAATAACCAGTGCAGTACATCTCCAAATCTCCATTGGAGTACTCTTTTACCGACCACTTGCCTTGCGTGAATTTATTCATTGTTACCCTCCTTTTGGCCTAGTAACTGATAACTTTTTATTAACATTCTCATATTTTTGACAAATACAGCTTGTTATCGGCCTGTAGCCCTTGGTGTGGCTGGGGTTGAGTGGCTTTTGGTGGTTTTTTATACTTATATAATGATTTTTTAATATTTAAATCTGTCTCAAAAATGAGACACAAAAAGGTAATATTAAAAAAAAAACTAAACTGGGTTACTCCAAGTAAATGTAAAAAAATTGTTGAATGTCCTCTGCACCCGTTGAGTGGCTTGGGTTTTTTGCACTGGTCAGACCAGTCAATGTAACAAATCTGAGCAATCGGCCCACAGCCCACGTCAATTGTTAAATTTCAGTTGAAATTGGCAAAAAGCAGTTTTTACCTATTGACACCACTCGTCGTTTGTTGTAGCCACCCGCCAAATGCGGATTTACCCTATGAATTTTCACTCCGCACATTTATTTAACAAACATAACATTCGTTAAAAAACCACCCAAGGCACTCGTCGGAGGTCAAGCGCCAAGGGCAGGGAACGGGGAACAGGTGTTATTCGACGGCTTCAACGGTGTGAAACCATGTGTCATCGTCTGGGTCAATCTGCGTCATGCTATATGCGATAGCCTGGGCCAATAAATCAGCGGCCTGAATTGTGGTCGCTCGTACCACGCAGCTGGCGTTACCTTTCTGCGGTTGGTCGGAGTACAAAAACACTTTGTATAAGTCCATGGGCACATTCCTTCAGTGGATACCGGGGTATATCTGGCATAAAAAAACCCACCCTATCCTCGGTGTGAGAACAGGGCGGGTGTGGGGTGCAGCTTACTTAGCCTTTTCGCTTTTTGCTGCTGGCGCTCCACCTAAGCCAAGTGCGGCTAGCGTCTCGGCTTCGGTTGGCATGTTCGGCATCGACATCTCTAATGCATCAGCCAGTGCTTTTGCGTCATGAATGTCACGATACTCACCGTCAATCTGTACAGTGGCATAAGGTAAATAACCCATGTTCTGTACTGTCCAGCTATCGGCAAGCTGCAACAATAAGCCATAACCTTTGGTGAGCTGGTCGTACAACATGTCGTCGATTTCGGTGATTTGTTCAGCATCAAAGCCAACAAACCGAAAACCGTCATATTGTGTACGGACTTCACGTGGGTCACGGGCTTCTTCGCGACGTTCCGCTAAACGTTTCAGGAAATAACAACCCCGAGCGTTTTGCGATTGCAGACGACGGATAAAATTCAACAAATACATCACTGCTCGCTGGTAGGCCGGAATGTTCTCGTCATTACCTGATTGGCGGGCTTTCGCAATCTTATCATTCAAGTGAACGATACGGTCGCGAATAACCTCAAACGCTGATGTCTGTACTGCGGCGCTTGCCAATTGATAAACGCCGATGACAGATGCCGATGCGCCCTCTTGGGGTTTACGGCCAGCAATAAACTGAACGGATTCAGCAAGTAAAATCTCTGCTAATTCCTCGTTGGTGGCTTTTGCTAATTCGCCATTTGTAACTGGGCGTAATTGTGCGTCAATCTGTAAATCATCAAGTGTTAACTTAGTCATAATATTTCTCCAATTTTTCGAATTGTTCGACATTTTCAACAAGATTAAAAAAGAAAGAATGATAAGCGGCCTCATAAACCGCAAATCATCCAGAATTGCTCCGGGTTCATGCCCCAGATACCACGAGACTGTAACCAGTCGCTTACATCCTTGTCACTGCCTTCAACAGACAATGACAAAGAAACCTCAACAGACCGGCGATTGCTACGCACCACCAGTCCGTCATTCGATATCTCAATTGCTTCACGAAATTCTGCAACTGAGTTAAAAATTACTTTAGCCATAATATTTCCTCCGAATTGTCAATGGCGTTAATAGAAACGAGTGAGCGCCAGCGAGTAGGCACTAACCATCAGTATTAAACCGATGGCTAGTAACCACGTTCTAGTTCTCGCTTTCATGTTTCCGTACCTCGTCTCTGTATTTAAATTCTTCAGCGCACAACATCCAACAAGCGCCAGCTATACCGTGAATAATGGCGCTAGCTAGCATCGAGAACGGGAGTTGGCTTATATAAGCTAAGCCGTTGTCCTTGGCGTATTGCTCAAGAAAGACTTCAAGCATAACGCCACCGTAAGCGATAGAGATAAAAAGCATAGAGATTGCAAAGATAATACGCATGTCATGTTCCTCCGATAGTGTTAATGACACGTGAGTTACGAACGAGCGTCAGCGAGTTTGTGAGTTCGTGAGTCAATGGATGGGGGCCGAAGGCCACCAGCCAACTGTGAGTTTCCGTGAGTTTGTGATAGGGGTCCCACGCCACTAGGTTCAATTTGTGAGACGAGGGTGGGGGTGGGTGCTGAGTGCGAATCCAAAACCGGAACTTGTTCCACCGGGCGTGGGTGTAAGCCCAAGCCCAAGGACACCCAGCAAATTTCACAAGTCACTAGTCAATCGACAAAACCAAACAGCAAACGGCATTTGACAAAAAACATTTCCGAAAAAACTGGAAACATTTTTCAAAAAATTTTTTCTAAAAAATTTCACATAGTGCTATAGTCACAGTCGAGTAACCACCAACGGGTATTAAGAAGCTATGTCAAAAAACAATATGCCCTCAACAGCACCACAAAAACCAACATATGTCGCCGCCGGTGATTTGACCGCTCAAGAGCAAGAGTTCGTGAACTTAACTGTGCGCGGAATGTCACCATTCAAAGCCGCAGCACATTTGGGGATATTACCTATCCAAGCGCTTGAAATGGCATCTGACCAAAAAGTGGTACGGGCCATAGAACAAGTGCGAAGTTTCTTCAACGTTGTTGAAAGCTACCGGGCCCCGAAAGATATTAAATTTACTCGAGACGATGCAACCATGTTATATATGGAGGCACATGCCAAAGCCAAAGACGCAACGGAAGAAATCAAAGCCATTGATTCTTTGGTAAAACTTCACGGTATTGCAGCACCAGAAAAACGTGAGGTGAAAGTCTCAAGTGAATCACAAATCCGGTCGCTCCCAACAGAAGAGCTTTTGCGCCTTGCTGAAAGCGAAGCATTAGACGCTGAGTTTGAGGAAGTCATTAATGACGAAGACTAATATAAGCCACAAACAATGTACGGTGTGCAGTCGCACTCTACCCATAACATTGTTCTCGCCAGGGGATGAGTATTGCACGACATGTGCAGCAGAAAAAACATCCCACCCTGGCCGTAGCGTAGTGCAATATCCCGGGGTACTTGGCAAAAACAACCAACCCTCTTCACAAGTCACACAGCATCAGCGTGACCAAATTCGTAGTTTAACCGAACCTGAACCTGAACAAATAAAAACGAAAACAAAAGAGAAAGAAATAAAAAGTCAGGGTAGTCAGGGTAGTGGTTCTAGTAAAATAGCTCAAGCCGCTCGTAAAGAGCTGGCACGAAGAGAGTTAAGCCGCCGGCACTTGTTACCGTTTGTGCAGTATTTCAACGACAGCTATTTACCTGGTTGGGTGCACAAAGATATATGCCGACGGCTTGAGGTGTTTTCACAGGAAGTAGTAGAAGGGAAGTCGCCACGGTTAATGTTATTCTTACCACCACGTTCGGGTAAGTCAGAGATTGCATCGAAAACATTTCCAGCCTGGCACCTGGGCCATAATCCGAAGCACGAAATTATTGCCACCAGTTATTCGCAAGAACTCGCGTTGGACTTCTCGCGTAAAGTGCGGGGGTTAATTCAGGATGAATCTTACAATCTAATGTTCGGCGTCGGCCTCGATAAATCATCGCAATCCGCTGAACGTTGGAACACGTCGGCTGCCGGAGGCTACGTAGCTGCTGGCGTTGGGGGGGCAATTATGGGCCGCGGCGCTCACATTGCTATTATCGACGACCCGGTAAAAAACCGCGAAGAAGCAGAGTCTCCGACCACGCGCCAAAAAATAAAAGACTGGTACACTTCGACACTCTACACCCGTCTTGCGCCGGGTGGCGGGGTGCTGGTGATTATGACCCGCTGGCACGATGATGACTTAGCCGGTTGGTTATTGGAACAAGAGAAAGGCGGCGCGGATAAATGGGAAGTGATAAAATATCCAGCGGTCGCCGAGATGGATGAAAAATTCCGTAAGAAAGGGGGGGCACTTCACAGTGACCGATATCCGATTGAGGCGTTGCAGAAAATACGCGCCGCTATTGGTGAACGTGATTGGGCGGCGCTTTATCAGCAGAACCCAGTGCCCGACGAAGGCGCGTACTTTCGCCAAGCGTGGTTTAAATATTATACACAGCAGGAGCTCCCCCCGCTGGAGTCCCTTGCCATCTATCAGGCGTGGGATTTTGCGATTGGGCAGAACGAAACCAACGACTTTAGCGTAGGCACCACAATTGGCGTTGCGCAAAATGGCGTTGCGTATATACTAGACGTAACCGCCGGACGTTGGGATTCGTTTGAAATTGTTGAAGAGATGTTGCGCATTGCTCGTATCTGGAAACCGAGGCTAGTTGGCGGCGAGGCCGGGCAGATTGAAATGAGCCTTGGGCCGATACTTAATAAGCGCATGCGGGAAACTCGAACATTCTTCAGTGTCGAGCGACTCAAAACAGGCAAACGCGACAAAATCGCTCGCGCCCGTCCGTTGCAGGCGCGCTTACAGCAGGGCATGGTGCTGTTGCCGACTGGCTCAGAATGGGCGACTTCACTTAAAAGTGAAATGCTACGTTTTCCAGCCGGTACACACGATGACCAGGTGGATTCACTGGCGTGGTGCTTCCAGATGCTTGACCGCTTCGCTTCGGTTGTTGAGCCGAAGCCGAAGCCGAAAAAATCTTGGCGGGACAAATTGAAACAGCATGTAAAAAATGGTAAACATAAACGCGGGCATATGACCGCGTAACACTAATCAGGCGTGAGAGATAAAGACCATGGCGGAAACGGAAAATACACAAGACAAAACACGAGTTGCGCAACAGCAGAACGCGCAGTTTCGCCGGGCGTATAAAAACCGCCATGAGAACTATATCAAAATCGCCCAAAAATGTGACCGTTTTTACTGCGGTGAGCAGTGGTCGCCGGAAGACAAAGCAGTACTAGAAGAAGAACAACGCCCGGCACTTACCATTAACCAGATTCTCCCGACCGTAAACATTGCCCTTGGCGAACAGGTCGCGCGGAGAGCGGATATTCGTTTTAAACCAAAACGCGGCAGTGCCACCTCGCAGTCAGCAGAAATTCTCACCAAACTCGTTGACCACATTCTGGACGAGAACCGCTTCGCTAAAGAAATAGAACCAGAAGTTTATGCCGATGGTCTGATTCAAGACCGCGGCTATTATGACGTGCGGATTGATTTTGATGAAAACCCGCTTGGCGAAGTACGCATAACCTCGGTTGACCCGTTGACAGTAATCCCCGACCCAGATGCGAAATCCCGAAATACTAAACATTGGAACCAGGTCTTTACCATCAACTGGATGACCATGGATGAAATCGAACAAATGTATGGCAAAGATAAAGCCGACGAGATTCGTAGTTTTGTGTCTAGCGAACATAGCTCCGGCTTCGGGCAAGAGTTCATCGACCTGAAGTCCAATACCTTTGGCGATACGCCTGAAGTCCAAATGCCAGGAACAGACGACGTTGACGAAGGCAAAAAAACCATCCGCAACGTGCGGGTTATCGAGCGCCAGCATCGGGTATTAACTAACCGTAAGTTTTATATCGACCAAATAACTGGCGAATCAATCCCGGTCCCTGATGATACTACAGACGAGCAGATGGAAGAATTCTTAAAGATGCCGGGTAATGAAAACATCACGGTCATTTCACGTCGAGTAAAACGAGTACGTTGGACAGTTACCGCGCTTGATGTAGTGCTACACGACGACTGGTCTATTTACCGTAGCTTTACCATCATCCCATATTTCCCATATTTCCGCCGCGGTCAACCGTTTGGCATGGTACGCAACCTACTCGACCCGCAAGAGTTCTTCAACAAAACGCGTTCACAAGAGTTGCACATTATTAATACCACAGCCAACTCCGGCTGGATTTTGGAAGAAGGCTCATTGGCCAATATGACCACCGACGAGCTCGCTCAGGTCGGCGCAAAAACCGGTGTGGTTTTGTCGATTAACCCAGGCACTACGTTCGCGCCACAGAAAATTAAACCGAACCCAGTACCAACTGGCCTTGACCGTCTGAGCGAAAAAGGCCAGATGGATATCCGCAGTATTTCGAGTATTAACGAAGCGATGCTCGGCGAAGGTCCAGCGTACGTGTCGGGTGTTGCGCTTGAACAAAAACAAGCACGCGGCCAGGTGCAACTGCAAGTGCCGTTTGCATCGCTTGAACTCGCTCGCCAAGCGCTGGGTGAAAAGATTCTCGAACTGGTGCAGGATTTTTACACCGAAGAGCGTGTGTTCTTTATTACCGATTACACTGAGCCAGGTGAGCCGCAAGAAGAGATGATTATTAACCAACAGATTCATGCTGACGGCGTTTATAAAATAATCAACGACGTTAACGTTGGCGAATACGACGTAGTTATTTCATCTAGCCCAGCGCGCGATACCTTTGATGAAATGCAGTTAGGCGAAGCCGCTTCGCTGCGCGCCGCCGGCGTTCCGATTCCGTCCTATTTAATGGTGAAATACTCACACTTAAAAGACAAAGAAAACTTGTCGGCGGTACTTAAACAAATGGAAGGCTTCAGTGAGCCTAGCCCAGAAGAGCAACAAATGGCACAAGTTGAGCGCGAAATGCTTATGGCCCGTGCTCAGCTTGAACTTGCAGAGATGCAAGAGAAAGTACGCAAGTTACAGTCAGAGTCCATGTTGAATATGGCTAAAGTGGCTGACCTTGGCGAAGGCGGCGTGAACAAATCAATGCTTGAATTCGAGCAGAAACGTCAATTGCAACGTGAAGGCTTAGCGGCCCGTTTGCAGATGTCACAGATGTCGAGCCAAACGACTAAAGAAAAACAACAGATGGCACAAGACGGACGTATGGCGTCTGAAGCCATGAAGTATGCGCATACAAATTACCTCGAAGAATTCCGCGCGCTGAGTCGCATTGCGGAAAAACAAATAACTCCACCAGCAAAGAAAGGAACGAGCAATGAGTAAAAAAACTCCAGCACCAAAAACCGAAGACCTCGATACCGTAGAAATCGAACGTGATACGTTCGGCGAAGGGTTCGAGGATGACGACATTGATTTTTCAACGCTCGACAAGGGCGACGAAATTGTCGACGAGACACCGGAAGAACTGGATACAGAAGAACCGGAAGAACCGGAGGCACCGCCGAAGGAAAAAGTAGAAAGCGAGAAGAGCAAGAAGACCGAGCAAACGGCTGACGAGGAAGAAGAACCCGAGTCAGATGTTAAAGCGACGGATGACGACGAGACTGAAGAAGACCCGCTCGAAAACGTCACGAAGATTCCGGTCGGTCGGCTGAACAAAGAGATTGAGCGCCGCAAAGAACAAGAGCGGATTAACCGCGACATGCAAGCGCAGCTCGAAATGCTCCGTCGTCAGATGCAGCAACAAGACCAGCAACCGAAACAAGAACCGAAGCAACAGCCGCAAGGCAAAAATCCGGAAGAAATTGACGCCGAGCTTGAGGCGACATTAAAAGATACCTTTGATGAATTGCTCGATGGTGGGGACCCGGCTAAAGCCGCTAAAGTTATGGCGAAAGCCATTGCTGATGCGCGGATTGCCGCAGCGGAAACCGCCTCAGTCAAAGCAGTCGAAAACGTAAGTACGCAGTCGAAACAGCAGCAGGCGGAACTCGAACTGCAACAAACCGCAGAGCGATTAACTAAAGAATACCCGGTGTTAGATATTTCTAACAAAGACGTATTTAACCCAGATATTTTCGATGAAGTTATCGAAGCGCGTGATGGTTATATTGCTACTGGTCGGTACTCTTACGCGGAAGCGCTCGACAAAGCGGCAACAGTTATTCTTCGCGGCTATGGCGTGAAGCCATCAACGCAGGCGACGCAGACGCAAGAGCCAGCTAAACCGCCGGCGTCAAAAACCAGCATCAAAGAAAAAATTGATGCGGCTTCGAAGCAACCGCCGATTAACAAAGGCCGGGCGACAACTGAACGTGAGTTTACTCCAGTGGCAGAGCTACCGGATGAAGAATTTGCGAAGTTATCACCGGAAGATTTAGCCCGTGCGCGCGGCGATATTGTGTAAAAATACCAGTCCCCTGGTTGCCCGAAGGATTCGGGCTTTTTTCGCATGGTTTATTAACAAATTGCTTGACAGAAAAATAACAAACGCTATTCTGTTGTTAAAGCCCCTTGGATGCTCAATCCATGTCATACGTCCCTGCCAACGGTTAATGGCAACAAAAAGAATTGTTTCGTACATGGAGCGAAATAAAACAATAGCCATGTCTGCGTCTACCCCACGAAACGGGCCAAACACAAACACTATTCATTTTGAGAGAGGAAAAATCTCATGGCAAAGACTAACTTTGCGGCTCTGACTACCGAGCAAAAAACAGTTTGGGCTCGTCAGGTCTGGAATGTCGCACGTAACTCATCTTTCGTGACGAACTTTATGGGTTCTTCACATAACGCGATGATTCATCGCATTACCGAACTAACTGCTTCTGAACGCGGAACCCGAGCGGTGTATACCTTAGTACCGGACCTTGAGAGTGATGGTGTTGCAGGTGACAACGACTTGGAAGGCAACGAAGAGGCAATCAAAGCGTTCGACCAAGTCATCGAAATCGACCAATTGCGTAACGCGAACCGTACTACCGGTCGTGTTGCTGACCAAAAGTCGATTGTCAATTTCCGTGAAACTTCGAAAGATGTTCTCGGTTATTGGTTAGGTGACCGTGTTGACCAGCTTGCATTCTTAACCCTTTCAGGTGTTGCTTACACCCAGAAAAACAACGGTGGCGCTCGCGCCGGTACAACCTTCAGTTCGCTTGAATTTGCTTCTGAAGTTAGTGCGCCGACCAGCCGCCGTCACTTGCGTGTAGCAGGTACAGATTTAGCCGAGGATGGTGACAACACTCAGTTGACCGCTACGGACAAGTTTGGCTACAAGCACTTGGTTATGGCTCAGGCTTTCGGTCGTGATAACTATATCCGCGGCGTGAAGATGAAAGGTAACTCTGAAGTTTACCATTTCTTCGTTACTCCAAAAGGTATGGCACAACTGAAACTTGACCCAGACTTCTTGGCGAACGTTCGTAACGCTGGTGTTCGAGGTAGCTCAAACCCGTTGTTTGCTGGTGGCGAAAGCTTCCAAATCGATGGCGCTTGGGTCCATAGTTTCCGTCACGTTTACAACACTACTGGCGCGGCCGGTTCTCCGGATGGTGGTACTACTCCGGGTAGCAAGTGGGGTGCCAACGGCGAGACCGACGGTCAACGCGTGTTGATGTGTGGTGCGCAAGCACTGGCCATGGCAGATATCGGTGCAGGTTATTGGGACGAAGAAGACTTCGACTACAAAAACCAAATCGGTATTTCGATTGGTAAAATGCTTGGCTTCCGTAAGCCAGTATTCCAGTCTCACGTAAGCGGTGACGCACAAGACTTTGGTGTAGTAGCAATCGACGCTGCACTTTAACGATTGGTGGTGGAGGGGGTAAGGCAGGACGCCGATACCTTTTCTTTTTCCGATTAATTGAGGACTCATTATGAAAGTCAAAAACCCAACCCAAAAAGATATACGCGTTGTTAGTATGCGTGGCTATTCGTGCCTTGTTAAAGCTGGCGAGGAACGAGAAATCCCAGACACTTTGTTCGAAGAAGTGAACGCATGCAATGGTCTTGATATCGTCACCAAAGGTGGTAAAGCACCTAAGAATGACGAGAAAAAAGAAGATAAAAAATAACGAGGGCTAAGCCATGTCAATTTCAGTTCAATATATCATCGACCGTGCCCGCACTATTTTGCAGGACACGAACCCCGTGGGCGGTGGTGTACGCTGGAAGGATTCGGAATTAATCCAATGGATTAACGATGCCCAGCGCGAAATTGTTGTGGCGAAGCCATCGGCAAACCCAGCGACCGAGGTACTTAACCTCGTTGCTGGTAGTTTGCAAACACTCCCGGCGGGAAGCATTTCTTTGATTAAATGTATCCGCAACATGAACAAAGGCGTAACTAATGACTTACCCGGTCGTTCCGTTTATGCGTCAGACCTCGACGCGTTTATTGCTGAGTATCCAAACTGGCATGATGCAACCGATGAAATCTATACCAACAAAGACTTGTCAGAAGTCAGTGTATATTTCTACGAGGACAATTCGCCTCGCCAGTTTTATGTGTTTCCGCCTAACGACGGCACAGGTAAATTGGAAGTTATTTACTCCAAAAACCCGACCGATATTTCCACAGTTAGTGATAATCTAACGATTAATGACATTTACGCTAACCAAGTGGTAGACTACGTATTATTCCGCGCTTATATGAAAGATGCAGGAAATGCGGAAACCAGCGCACGAGCGCAACGGCATTATCAGTTGTTTCGTGAATCTTTAGGCCTACGTGCCCAAGCGCAGTTAACGGTTAGTCCTAACAACGAAGTGGCGCAAAGCAAGGCGATGGGGTAATGAATTATGGCGTTAATCGAAAAACTATTACCTGATGTGCGCCATTATGCAACGGCGGCTCCTGATATTGTTTCACTCCGCGAGTTGCGAAATGCACTGACGGAGTTTTTCGACCGTAGTTTTATCTGGAAAGAGCGCCAAACTTTTTCTGCCGCTAGTGACGGTGTTTCTACGTTTATACTAACCCTACCTCCTGAAACTCGATTAAATCGCGTTGAATCCGTACGCACCCGGAAATATGAATACCAGGGCGATTCCGAAGTTGGGTTTGATGCAAAGAACAACAATTTTAAATTCATTGTAAACGCTGATGGGGATGTAGAAATTACCCCTGCGCTGAAGCGCGATGAAACGATTGAAATTGTATTTTCAGTCACAACCAAGCGTGATGCGACAGAAATCCCAGACGGGATTTACGAGCGATATGGTGAATCTATCGCCCATGGCGCGGCGGGTCGGCTTTTAGCCATGCCGGAACGCCAGTGGTCTTCGCCGAATAGCGTGAGTTACCATATGAGTATTTTCAATGCAGGCGTGATGGAAGCAACACGCCGGGCGCAAGCGGCGGGCAATCGAATTGTCAGGGTGGCTAAATTTTCATGGTAACCTATAACATGTTAACCCCAGAGCGGTCTTTGGAGTTCTTGGTTACCCATCGAGATTGGTTAGTAGACTTTAGCCGTCGTTCGAAAGAACAACATAACTGGCACCATATCGAGGCCAAATTACTAGAACACGCCGCGGTGGTTGTTGTGGCGAAAAAAAGCGGCAAAACAATTGGGTTTATGTTATTAACTGAAGAGTACGACCTGAATGATAACCTAAGCCTATTTGTATGGATTGCGTATGCCCGAACTCGGTTAAGTCGTGCTGATTTAGAATTAGCCATAGATTATTTAGATTCATTGGCAAAACGATTAAATGCGATTAATATTAAGTTTGGAACGAAACGCGCAGACGCTTGGAATCGGCGCTTAGCAAAATTTAAGTTTTTCCCAGCGTTGTCGGTAACATTTGTGCGAGAGGTAAAATAAATGTCAAGTGCACCTAAAGCAGAAAAATCGGTACACGAAAGTACGCTCGCTCGCATCGCGGACGCTACCTCGCGCGAATCGCAGTATATCCAAGGCAAGATTGGTAAAGATTTTGTTAATGAATCAAAGCGCGACCGAACGCGCGAAGTACTCGGACAAATTTCTGCGGACCAAGCTATTATGGCGCGCCAAATACCGACTAACCGCGCCAGCCCGTTTAAGTCCCTGGCGACTGTCGATACGCTTGAAAACGCGCGTAACGTGGCGATGATTGAAGGTACTACGCAAGCGAAAGAACATCGCGGTCAATCTATTAACCGTGCGCTTCGAACCGGTAAAGGCTTATCGGCAACTGCGCAAAACAGCATGGCCAGTTTAGCGGATATTGCTAACAAAAAAGCGCAGGACAAAGTCCAACGCGATATGGCAAAACGCGGTGCTTTAATGCAAGCTGGCGGGACACTCGCCGGCGGTTTAAGCTATGCTTATAAAAATGATTTAGGTATTTTTGCCGACGACGAAGTTGTTGATGCCGCGGCAAACAGCCCGAATAAATTGGGAGTACCAACATAATGAGCCTAGACGCGCTTCCGTTGGGTGTAGCCCGACCAACAACATACCGCATGCAAGGCGAACGAGTCACGCCGATGGGTACTGGTTTTAATAAAATGGCGCAGTATCGTCGTGGTGGCATGGTTTTTTTAGGCGGTGAACCAGGTCGTCAGATTATCGGTGGCCCTAACGATATGGATTTAGGTGTT